GCAATACCATTCTAATAGAGCAGAAGCTTGGGCGGGTATAGCTAGATTCCAAACTACTAATGCTATTGCTCAGATATCTGTTACCTTTATAAAAAGAAGTGCTAGCTCAGTGCCTACTAATCTTTATGTCCATGCCCAAGGTGACAACGGAACTAGACAACTTTCTAGCGTAGAATATTCATTCCAGAGACTTGCACTTAATCAGCCTGACCAATTTACATTTACAGACTTAGTAAACCAAGCTGTTTCGACTACATTTACTTCAAACACTGAAACTTTATCAGGCTCAGGTTTTACTGGCGGTACAGCAACGCTTACGGGAACAGGCGCTACCTTTAGTATTAATGGAGGAAGCTATACAACAGGTTCGGTTACGGTAGCCAACGGAGATACAATTACAGTAAGGGTTATAAGTGCTGGATCAGCAGGAACAACAAGATCAGGAACAGTAAATGTAGCAGGCACATCTGAATCCTACAGTGTTACTACTACTGGTGGTGGTTCTGGTCCACCTGGTGGAGGAGGAATGTAATGAGCCCTTGTGCTAATTGCCAAATGTGTTGTCGTAGTAAAGTAAAACCAATTAGGCCTGCTGTATTTTTAACAGAAGCAGAAATAAAACGTTTTGGATTTGATAGCATTACGTATACAGCTAGGGATGGTATGTATAAGTGTAAGTTTTTAGCTGAAGATGGTTGTACGTTAGGTGATACAAGGCCCCTAATGTGTAAACTTTGGCCTTTAGTTCCAGAAGAAATAGAGTTTAGTGTTAGTGATAAATGCCCGCACACTAGTTATTTTAATACTACAGAAAACCACAACATTATTAAAACACTTACAATAGTAGATAGGTTATCTTTAAACAAAGTTAAAGGTAGAGAAAAAGGAATAATATAATGGCACTGCATAATTTTGATTATACATATGAGTTTGTAAACTGCGAAACTACTTTTAAAAGTGGTACTGACAGGACCCCGATTGTAGCTCAGGTAACTGTTAATATAACTGCAGTAGACAAATCGGACGATACTAAAACTATAACTACACAAGAAACACGAGCTTTAAATTATGGCCTCTTACAAAGCCAAACGTTACCAGATAGTTTTATACCTATTGCTAGTCTAACAAACGATCAAATGATTGATTGGTTTAAAGCAGGCGTAGCAACAGCTGACCTAGATGGCTTTTATACCTGGCAGCTCTACGGGCATGCAGAAATGGATGGAACGTGATAATATAAGACATGGCATATAAAAAGAAAACAGCAAAGAAACCTATAAAAAAGAAGTCTCTTACTAAAAGACAAGAGGCATCTCTTAAAAGGCATTCCAAACACCATACTGCTGGGCATATGAAACTCATGAAAAACCTTATGATGAAAGGCTCTACATTTAGAGCTTCTCATAAAAAGGCACAAGATAAAGTAGGCAAGTAATGTACGAATATAAATGTGGGATAACTAGAATAGTAGACGGCGACACAGTAGACGCTGAAATAGACTTAGGTTTTGATATCGTTTATAAAGCTCGTGTACGTTTGTACGGGATCGACACACCAGAATCACGAACACGTGACCTAGACGAAAAAGCTAGAGGCAAGTTGGCTTCTCAGTTTTTATCTACAAGTATTTTACACGCTGACAATTTAGTCATACAAACAAAACTAGACAAGAAAGGGAAGTTCGGTAGAGTTCTAGGCGTTATCGTTGCAGATGACGTAGATCTAAACCAAGCGCTTATTAATAATTATCTTGCTGTTGCTTACACAGGCCAAAGCAAAGATGACATTGAAGCGGAGCACTTAGCAAACAAGGAGGAGCTATTAAAGCTTGGAAAATATGAAGAAGTTATTAGCTAATATAGTAGGGAGCGTAGCTCCAACATTAGGAACTGCACTAGGTGGCCCATTGGGTGGCATGGCTGGTGATGTTATAGCAAAAGTTTTAGGTGTAGAAAATACACCAGCAGCTTTAGAAAAAGGTATAGCCGCAGCAACCCCAGAACAATTATTAGAAATTAAAAAAGCTGAAGCAGACTTTGAAGCAAAGATGAAACAGCTTGACGTAGATATATACAAACTTGAATCAGAAGAAAAACAAGACGCACGTAACCATTTTTCTAAGGATTGGACTGCCCGTATCATAGGTATAACAGTTGTAGGTGGGTTTATGGGTTATATATTCTTAGTTACATTACAACCACCAGAACAAAACAGTGAGGCCCTAATTAATTTGGTGCTAGGTTACTTAGGTGGGTTAGCGTCTGCAATCATATCTTTCTATTTTGGGGCCTCCAATACTAGCGATAAGTAATGGATAGCGTTGTCACATTAATCAATGAGGTTGGTTTTCCCAATAGCAGCAGCTATAGGTCTTGGTCTATTTATTTGGAAACTAATCAATAAGATTATTGATGGTATGGAAACAAAAGTAGACGTACTTGATGAAAAAGTATCAGCACAGATAGCTCAAATAGAAGAACGTTTAGGTGCAAAACTAGACTCACAACACGGAATTTTGATAGCTCTTATTGACAGGGTGCGTTCTGTAGACAATGAGATAATTAGACAAGATACTCTTCTAAAGACTATACTTGGGGTACCGCAACTTATGAATACAGATAGAATAGCAAAGGCAGATAGAGATGACCAAAGGAAAGATTAGTTTAATATTACTTTTCGCCGTCAGCGTTAGTGCAGACAGAATGACGCACAAATTTAAATCTCCTTCTTTTAGTGGAGAGAACACTTCTAGTCATTATCTTACTATTGATAATGTTGAGTACACTAGAAAAATGACTATTAAAGCAGAAATTAAAGCTTTACAAGATCAAATAAAAAGAGACAAAGAAAACACTACGTTAGCTAGGTTTATTAGAAACCTAGAGTCAAGAATATACGCACAGTTATCTAGGCAATTAGTAGAAGCTTTGTTTGGAGAAACTCCTAGCGACAACGGGACAATTGAATTAGAGGGTAATACAATAACCTACACTGTCTCAGACGGTATAATAACTTTAACTATTGTGGACGCAGACGGAAATGAAACAATTATCCAAATTCCTATCGGTTCTTTTACTTTCTAGTTGCGTTTCTTTAATAATTGACCCAATAGAAAATAATATACCTTCTATACAAAGAATAGAAAACGCACAGGTAGAAACTCTAATCGTGTCGGACCTTGCTTCTATAGGCATACCTGTACGTCTACCTGTAATCGCCGTTTATCCAACATCTTTTACTGACCAGACTGGGCAAAGAATGAGTAACTCTATGTATGCTTCTTTCTCTACTGCTATAACTCAGCTACCAAGTGCTTACCTTATTAGGGCTTTACATAAAGCGGGTGCAGATCACGGTGGGTTCTTTACAGTAGTTGAAAGAGTAGGTTTAGATAACCTAACTAAGGAACGTCAAATCATACGAAGTGCTAGAGAAGCACAGGATAATGGTTCAGAGCTAGGGGCCCTCTTGTTCGCTGGTTTAATTATAGAGGGAGGTGTGATAGGATATGAGAGTAACGTTACTTCTGGAGGTTCCGGAGCACGTTATTTAGGCCTTGGCGCAACCAAAGCTTACAGAAGAGATTCAGTAACAGTACAACTTAGATTAGTGTCTGTTACATCAGGAAAGGTTTTACTAGAGACACTAGTAACAAAGACAATACTAAGTGCCTCATTGAGTAACGATGTTTTTCGATTTATTTCTGATAATACAGAACTAGTCGAGATAGAGAGTGGTGTTGTAAGAAACGAGTCCGGAGGATTGGCTTTAAGAGCCGCCATAGAAACAGCAGTTCTGCAGATAATCAAGGAAGGTACAGAAGCAGGCTATTGGAGTATAGATGAAAAATTTAAAAATATTGATTGCGATGATGCTTGTGTTTCCGCTATACGCGGCTGATAACGAGATATATGTAGACCAGGCCGGGGCCACACTAAACTTAGACCTAGAACAACTAGGCGCTGGAAATATCATAGGTGGGTTGAACTCTACCGCTGGTTCTTTGACCGCGTTCGACCTTGACGGCGCTACTATGACTTTAGATGTAAACCAAATAGGTAGTTCCAATAAGTTCCTAGGTGACATACTAGCTGATAACTTTACAGGTTTGTTTGAGTTTGATGGAGACAGCAATGACTTTACTATTCAAGTAGACCCTACTAATACCTATGGAGCTGACGGTAGTAATCTAAACATAGATTCTACAGGAGACAGCAACGACTTTACTTTAAACGTAGGTACAGCAGCACTTACTGGTAACTTAGATTTAGATTGGATTATAAATGGTTCTAGTAATACATTTGATTTCGATATTAACTATGATGGTGCTACCAGTTATATGGATGTAGATGGTGATTCTAACAATGTTACCTTTGACGGTTCAGGAGCTGCTAGCGCGTATTTTTATTTAGACCAAACAGGCAACAGCAGAACATTTAACATTAAACAAATGAGTACACTTAATAATGACTGGCTTAAGATTATTTCTAATGGGTCTTCTGGTACTGTGTGTGTCATTCAAAACGACCAAGGTTCAAGCACAAGCTGCTAGTATTGGTGGTATATCAGAACTAAAAGGAGACGCTAGCGTACTAAGGGATCAACCTTATGGTGCTGCGTTAGACTTCGACATCCAACAAATGGACGACGTCCGCACAACCAAGGGCCGTGTAGGCATTACGTTCCTGGATGATTCTATTGTCCGACTGACCGAACATTCAAAACTTGTAATTACTGAGTATGTATACGACCCTGACCCATCTAAAGGTAAGATGGCGTTGCGTTTTGCGAATGGCACAGCACGTTTTGTTAGTAGTAAGCTTGGAAAAATAGATAAAAAGAACATCTCGTTATCCACACCTACAGCAGATATAGCGATTAGGGGTACAGATTTTACTGTTACAGTAGATGAGCTAGGCAGATCGCTTATTATATTACTGCCAGATGCTAACGGAATATCTAGTGGTGAGATACTTGTTACTACCGCAATGGGTACGGTCACATTAAACAAACCTTATGAAGCTACAACTGTTAATGTGTTTGAATCTACGCCAAGTAAACCAGTCATACTGGATTTAACATTAGACATCATAGATAACATGTTAATCATAAGTCCTCCGGACGAATCAAAGTTATCCACAGATTTATCCACAAGGTCCGCAGATAGCGGAGCAATTCTTGATATTGATTACTTAGAGTTTGAGGACTTAGAGTTTGATTACTTAGCAGAGGATTCACTTGAATTTAGTGAGCTCGATATAAATTATTTAGATGTAAACTTCTTTGAAGATCTACTAGCAGTTATACAAGAGTTAGACACGTTAGGGGATCAAGCTTTAGCTACAGGTTCTTTGGTCCAGGGTACAAAGTTTGGTCAAGATTTAACTACTCAGATAACAACCTTTACACAAGACGATACTCTTATTTTAGAGAGAGCAGTAACGCAAGCTACTAAGTTGACCTTAAATATCTCGCAAGGCTATACTATAATTCTATTACAGGATGGTAAAACACAACAAGTGTTAGTAAACGGTGGAGGTGACTCTACTATAACGATTACACAAGGATCAGGATGATGAAGAAATGGTACTCATACATAACTGTAGGTTTATTAACTTTACCTTTGTTATTTAGCTGGCAGGCACTAGAAGTACTAAAACTAAAAACATTTGACGCACTCGTACAAACACCAGATCCATCTGGCTGGTTTGTAACTTTAGATATAACAGAAGAAGATGTAGCACTTGCGGGCGGATGGCCGTATCCGCGACAAGACCTTGCACGAATACAATTAGATTTGCTAGATGCAGGAGCTTTAGGTGTAGGTTGGGTTGTTGCGTTTCCACAAGCAGATAGATTTGGTGGCGATGAGGCATTTGCAAATGCTTTACTAGAAGGACCTAGTGTAATTGCTACGTTTGAAGGAGGCAGTTCTTATGCACCAACTGCAGGCACAGTTATATTAGGAGATGGAGAACCTATACAAGGTATTAAAGCAGAAGGTGTTATAGGAAATACACCCGTACTTACAGATGCAGCATATCAGGGGCTAGCAGTTGCACGAACTGATGTAGATAGCTTAGTCAGAAGATTACCTTTGTTGTTGCAAACACCAGATGGTTGGACTCCATCTTTTGGTATACAAGTTATTAAAATGCTTGCAGGTGCAGACACTTACATAATAAAAGGACAACAAGGTCAGATAGAAGAACTTACTGTGCCAGATTATGCAGAAATACCAGTAGATGAGATAGGCAGGCGTTGGGTGTCTTGGGTCGACACTCCGAGCACTAGCCTAGAAGAAATGGATGTACGTGATAAGTTTGTGTTTGTAGGTGTAAGCGCAAAAGGTGTGATGCCACAGATAGCTACAAGTGACGGGTTAAAATATCCACACCACGTGCAAGCAGCCCTGGCAGAAAGCATGACCGTAGATGTACCACAGATACCAGGATCTGCATTACTATACGAATTACTTATACTCGTAACTACTCTAACATTACTAATAGTTATAATACGGAACGCAGCTGTTGTAGCTTCTATGGCGGGGGTCGGTTCTATATATGTCGTGCAAGCTGCAGCTGCAGTATGGTTTGCACGCAACAATATACTTATAGATTTTAGTTATAGTATATTATCAGTTACACTTATATCTCTACAGGAGTTTTACTTACGGTTTGGAGAACAGTACAAACTGCGACAACAAATTAAAAAACAGTTTGAGCACTACCTGGATCCACGCCAGGTTGCACGACTGCAAGAAGACCCCGACCTTTTGATGCTTGGAGGAGAAAGAAGAACATGTACGTTTCTTTTTACTGATGTACGTGGGTTTACAAACTTATCTGAGAAACTAGAACCAGAACAAGTAACTGAAATAATGAACAAGGTCCTTACCGTACAAGTAGAATGTATCCAGGCACACGGTGGTATGGTGGACAAATTCATAGGCGACGCATGCATGGCCATCTTTAATGCCCCCCTAAACTTAGATGAACATGAAAAACGTGCAGTTGCCTGTGCCCGGGATATGCGTACGGCTATCCGCATGCTGCAAAAAGAATTGCCCGAACCAATAGCAATAGGTATAGGTTTGAATACTGGCGACGCAATTATAGGAAACATGGGTTCAGACTCTAGGTTTGATTACTCTGCAATAGGGGATGCAGTAAATGTGGCAGCTCGGTTAGAATCAGCTACTAAAGATGCAGGAGTAGATATATTGATCGGAGAGTCTACCGCAGAAAAAGAAACTGATTTAACATACGTTGGGACGATAAGTGTAAAAGGTAAAGAAGAACAGCTAAAGGTGTATACTGTTTAAATGGCAAGAGACTATAAAAAAGAATATAAGAACTACCAAGGCAAACCTGCTCAGATAAAAAAACGAGCAATGCGTAATGCAGCCAACAGAATGGCAAAAAAATTAGGTTTAATTAAACCTGGAGATGGTAATGACGTACATCATAAAGACGGAAATCCTAAAAATAATAAGAAATCTAACCTAAAAGTAATTAGACGAGCAAAAAACCGTTCTTTCCCTAGAAATAGCAAAGCTGGCAAAAAATGACCTCACAGGAGGCTCTGTAACGCATTTTGTTAAGGTAACTAAGGGCTTAGGTCCAACCAAATCAATATTTATCTGGCGGACTTGACTGTGCATCAGACACAGATTCTTCTTTTTCTAGTGTTTTTATCAACCTGTTTAGGTACCATTGTGCTTTAAGGACATCTTGCAGTCCTTTTTTAGCCTCATAGCGCCACATGTACTTTTGAATGTTACCTTTTAAGTAACCTTTGAAAGCGTCGGGTGTCATACTTTCTTCTATTGCCACGATACATTCTACATTTCCGGTATTGTAATGCGGGGGTGAGTTTACATAATCAGTCATTTGTTTCTCCTATAGTTATATTTTCTAGTAATTGTATATATTCTTTAAAAGGAATACTTTGTTCATTAAAATCTTTTAGCGTTAAGCCAGGCATATTAAATTCTTGGGTTACAAAAACTTTATCTTCCGAGGCAAGCACGGCATAACATATAACATTATTAGAATGTTGAAGAGTTAGCCATATTCTTTGTTGGGGAGATAAGTTCAAGATAATTTGAGACGAATCTTTTTTAGGTAATTTTTCTTTATATTTGTACTCGATAAAACAGTGGCCATTGCGACCTGAGTAAAATGTGTCTGGTACGCCGCCGTGATAAGCGTCGTTAATTTTCCAACGATAGATTGATTTAGATAAGTGTCGATGCACTTTGTTGATGAACTCCTTTTCACGCACATATTAAGTGTAACACAATCGTGGATGCGACCTATAATGTCGCACCCTGATTGCACGTAACTATTTACTTAGCAAATGTTCTTTCGTAGAAAGATTTTATTTGTTGGTAAATATCGTCTTTTAGCCAATCGACACCTACTATGTCAATATTGACCCAAGAGCCCTTCGCATTACTTTGCGGGACTGAAGACATNTTCCACAAGAAAGAGAACCTGTCTCCACCTTGTTTCATTATCTTAGTATTCCATTCTCTAGATACTTTGAGCTTTGATGAAGCACAATCAAATAGAAAAGGTATATCAGATATTTCTGACGTCTTATCATCCAAACGAAGTAAAGTATGAATTTGCGTTTGAGTGATGTCATGCTTAGTCATCTCTAAGTTATTCTCACTTAGATAGTCTTCAGCTTCACCTCTTGTTGGGAAGTTCCCTACAAGTCCGCCACCTTCTTCACGCTTTCTCCACACAACAAACTCTTCTTTGAAGTGAGTGTTGACTACATACATAGATGAACCGTAGTTTTCGCCAGTCACAGTGTTTATAAAGTCGCCTTCTTTACAGCCCTCTATATGTTCACTATGGTTTGGGTCAACTTCGTTATTCATTTTCTGAAGTAGCTTTACCCTCGGTACTGATATATGTTCAGACTGAACATTCTCATTACCTAGTTTTGATCCCGATTTTACATGAGCTGGAACCTTGCTCGTTACTACGCTAATATCGTTTGACATCGTTATTCCTCCTTTCGTCATTCGTTATTGGTTATTATTATGTTGACCTGTAATTAATACGGGTCAACTCTGTGCTGATCACTCCAGGTACGTCCGCACCTAATGAAATCAACTCTCTATACGCAGTGGCTGACATACGCTTCTGGAGTAATTCAAACTGTCTAGTTTTAACTACGTGGTCCTGAAGTGCATCCCAGTCCTCTACGGTCGGCACAATCTCTTGTTTAATAGAGACTGTCCTACCACTATTAGAGATTTTATCGAGGCCTTCCTCTTGCATCCTAATAGTAATTTGGTACTCAAGCTCACGCTTGATAACATTTAGTTCTTTTTCTTGTGCTTGTAGAGATTTTATCTCGTCACGCGCTTTGCCGTACTCGGCTAATAAGTCATTTAGTTTCTTTGCCATGTCCTACCTCCTGTAGAATGTGTAATAGATTTTCCATTCGCCCTAGTTTAGTATTGAGCTTGTTATACACTTCGGGCTCCCAAGTGTTTCTAGCTTGTATTAATATAGTTTCGGTTTTTTGTGTTTGACCTGCTCTATGAATACGTTGGTTAAATTGCTGAAAGTGTTCAGCGTTGTACGTAGGCGAACACCATATAACAGTGCTAGCTTTAGTAAGTGTTAAGCCATGAGATGCTGATTGTGGATGACACAATAACATCTTAATTTGGCCTGCTTGGTATCGTGTTACGATATCTTTCCGTTTTTCGGGTTTTACCGTACCATCAATAATTGCGTATGACACACCTTGTTTTTCTGCTAACTCAACTAAAGCATCACGTTCGTGTCGCCAGTTGAATGCTACCAGAGAGTGTTCACGTTGATCTACAAGTGTCATGACTATGTCATAACGTTCTTGGTGTACAAACTGCACTAACTTATCTTCGTCGTATACTGCGCCTGTAACTAGCTGCAGTAGCTTCTTGACACGAGCCCCCGCGTGAACCGCGTTGACTGTGCCAGTCTTTGTATACAACACAGAATCTTTAGCAAGGAGATTATATTTTTGCTGTATCTGTTTAGACAAGTTAGTGTTGATTGTTCGTGTTATGTTATCAGGTAAATCCATACATTCTGACAATGCATAACGGATGGTAATGTCGCGCAGTCTTATAGCAACTGCGTCTTCTGCATCAGGTTTATCTATCCATTCGTTTGCAAAGCCATTGAACTTTGGCGTACAAACTTGGTTTCTGAATTGGAAGAACCTAGCACCTAGTCGCTCACCATCGTCGACTAGGTATGCTGGGTGCCATATATCTAGAATAGTATTACTATTAGGAGTACCAGACATGGCAATCCTATTAGTAAAATGGTAGATAATTTCTTTGAGATTTTTACTGCGTTTGGCTGTGCGATTTTTAAAAGCGGTAAACTCGTCAATAACGATTGTATCGAACTGCTTACAGAATCGTGAGTTTTTACGTAGAAAGTTAACAGCTTCGAAATTAGTGATGACCATGTCGAAGTTATCAATATTTTTAAAGATTTTTTCTCTGTTTTTGGCATAAGCTACTCCATATTTTATATTGGGTTGAAACTTGTCAATGTCTTCCCCCCACGCTGCTTCCAATATTGAAAGTGGCGCCAAGACTAATGTCTTACCCCCGAGTATAGCATGTGCATCTAGAACTGCACGAGTCTTACCAGTACCAGGGTCTGAGGTTATTAAACATTTAGGGTTTGCTACTATGAAATTAGTAGTGGTTTTTTGGTGGTCGTAGGCCACGGGTATATCGTTCATCGTTACTCCTTAATCGTTCTTTCGTTATTCGTTAATATTATTGTATCATGTTTCTACCCACTCGCAAACAGGGTATTCACCCTTGCCATACGAGCACCACTTGCAATTGTAATTGCTAGGGTTTGGCGGAAACTTGGTTGCAGTAGTCATAGCTACTGCTCTATCGTGTAACTTGGGCATGAAGACCATAGCTTCGTCCCTCGTATACACCTGTTCTAACATAGTGCCGTGGTCGAGATACCATATCTCGGTTTTAGCAATTTGTAATTCTGGATATCTAAAGAAGCTACCAATTGCATAAACAAGGGCTTGTTGGCTGTGAGCAATTTCATTGCCGTAAGCTTTGCCTGTTTTGTAATCTATAACTCTTGCTGATGTTTCTGATTCGTGTACGAACGCATCTAGTTTGATCCGACCCCACACGTCTTTTGCTAACCAGCCAGTTGTTCCCCACTCTTGTGTAAAACCCCAGTCACCTTCTAGTTCTACTTGTGCTTCTGCAAACATACTGCGTAGTTTTTTAAACTCTGAAGTAAACTTTTTAAGGGTGTCAGGTAGCTCAGCTAGTAACCCAGCTACATAGTCTTCAGCTTGCTTATGTATTTCTGTGCCACGTGCAGCTGCGGGACCGAAGTCCTCTCGTACTTTTTTTACTTTAGCTATGTAAGAGCGGTAAGCGCAAGACTCAAAGGTTTTTAAAGTCGAGTAAGACCAGGCTGGAATGTAGCCTAACTGAATGTCCTCCTTGACACTAACCGTTGAGATTAGGTCTGGACGCTTGGATTGTGTTAGATTCTTCATCTATTAGTCCTAAGTCCCTTTCATCGAAATGTTCTTCGATTATATCCTTTCTTACATTATTATCTATTTTCCACACCAACACAACTCCACGCGGGATACCTGCCTGGCGATCCCGACTTACACGTTTACGTGCTGTTGTTATATTTAATCTGGACATACGCTTTGCAAATTCACGTTGTGAAATAGTATTTCGGCTGTCAGTCATAGCATCGTACACAACTTTAAAGTGAGCTAATGGTATAACTTGTTCTTTATCTGCTTGTGCTAACCACTCTTTAACATATCTTTGTGCCGTGCTAATGCCGCCTGCGTCAAATGTGTTTGTAAGTGGTATATCTAATACTTCTGTAAAATATTCTAAATTTCGTATGCGTATTGCGTTTGCGTACTCTTCTATAATAGACATAGATATTTCTTTCATTTCTTTCTTCGCATCGTTTTCTAAGGCCGTGTGAGCCATACGTGCATCTACCTGGAAGCGCTGCAGTAGTCCTGACACGATATACAATTCTTGTTCTAACAAGTCTATATTTTCTATAACTTCTTTATTAGCTATTTCTAATTTAACTTCTTGTCGTGGTGCAACGTTGTATCTTCTGTCGCTTTCTTCTATCTTAACTGCATCTGCTCTGTTGGTAAGAAAAATAAAGTTCGTGAAAGATGGCAGCTCAATTTGATTTGTACGCATGGCTCTAATAGTTAAAGTAGGTTCTGTAATCTGATGTTTTAACTTATCAGCCATTTTACCTACCGAGCCTGAATCAGCCATACGAAATTCGTCTACAACTAAAAACATTGCAGTACGCATATAAAGGTTGAACTGTTCTTCTATATTTTCTAACGAACGCATTGGTGTTTGTTGTTCACCGAATAAAGGTTTTAATACTTTGTGTACAAACAAACCTTTACCAGTGCCTGGTACGCCCGTAAATATCCACGCGGTCATTGCTTTGCGTTTGTTCTGGTATATGTACGCAAGCCAATTAACAAAATGTTCAAACTCAGGTTTACCATCTCCTAGTATGTGCATAACTAGTTTGTAAAAATTAGGTGCAACATCTTGGATTTCTATGGCAGTACCGTACGAAAGCTCTTTTACATTTTCGTTAGGTTCCATCATGTATTTAGTACGACGGAATAAATTTACGCTGTACGGAACTGTATCCAGGTTGATACCTTCGTCACTGCTCGGATCAAATACGACACGAGCATCAGGGACATAATCCAAGGCACCGCGACTATGACTTTTAAGAAAATCATTAAGACTGTTTTTGTTGGTAGGCGTGAGTGGGTAGTCTTCACTAAATTGTTGTTTTGTTTCATCATATACTCCGTTATAAAATGTGTCTGTGTAAAAATCACGTAAGACAATTGGTTTTTGTTTTGTTTCTGCATTTATTTTATCTGCAAAGATATCAAAGATACTTCTATAAAAGTCAGCATCTGCTTTTTCTATTTCCCATATAGGTTCGCCTTTAAAGTTATACATGTGGTGTGGGTTAGTTAATAAAAAGTAATAACCTCCACTGTCGCCTCCGTTCACGTTGCAGTTTACATAGGGTTCTGCTACACGAGTAACTTCTATAGTCATTTTGTCTGGGTTTTGTAACACTTCGTGTGTTTCTCCAGCAACGTTGACCGTAGATAACTTACCTATTCTTTTAGGAAGGTTATTCTTCTTCCTTAAATTATCTTTAATCTGCAAACCAAGGGCGTGTACCTTTTCAGGATTAACACCGACTAAAGATGAGGAGATTTTAAGAATAGCTGAGCCACGGTCAACCTTGATGAATCTAGCTTCTGGGTACGGATCTTCAACGCCAGTAAATTTAGGTGTTGCTATGTAAATTAACTTACTGTTATCTGCGACTGATGGATCTAACACGCACGAAAGACTTTGGCCGTTGGCCGATAAAGTAATTTGTTCTGCAAGAAATTCTGACTCGTAATTTAAACTACGAAGAAAGTCTTTTAAAGTTTTCGGATGAACTGGCATATCTAGCAAAAAGAATAGGTGTAATGAAACAGTATCTTTTTTAATACCTAAAGAAGCACTGGCTTGGACTATATAAGAACAATCGTGAAAGAGCTCAGGTAACTGAAGCACGATACGATCGGCCATAGCTTGTAGGTCATCGCCGGGTGTTGCACGTAATCCATCGATATCTAAAACTAAGATTTCTGTAGCAGTTGCACGGTCGGTCATAAACGCCCTGGGCTCATCTACGAGCGGACGTTTTAAAGGGCCCTTTAACATGCACATGCCGTCGTCAGCTGCACTGCAAAGTGCACGAAACAATTTAGTAAGTCCTTTCTTGTCTACTGTTATTGTTTCTTCTTTGGATGTAAAGTTTTTAACTAGTGGGTAAGGCTTTGTGCCATCCTTAGTTATTTCTTTGACAAGCGGTTTTTTGGCTTGTAAAAATACTATATTCATTTATTTCTCCTTCTTTTTGTAAACTTCTTCCCTGTCTATACGTACAGAATTGTCTGCTTCAAAAGCTAGTTTGCATGCTTTATGTGAAACATTTGTAATCGTAATCGTGCATAAAGGCTCTCCCGAACCTGTATGCAACACAACACGATCACCGACTTTTCTTGTCAGGATTAAGTTAGATTTTTTATTTATCATATACCTGGCTAACGCCTCCTTCGGCATCGAGTGGTAAATCACTACACCATGATGGTGGGGTTTTCATAATATTCATTATCTTCTCCATTGTAACATCTGAATTTACTTCGGAGCCTAATGCTATTATTTCGTCATGTACCTGTAGAACAACATCTACTTCAGGCAGTCTATGTACTTCTAATATCTGGTCTGTTATGACTATTCGTGCTAATGCCTGGATCACGTTTTCTGCAAGTCTGGGTCCATATGTACGCACAATACCTTTTTGTGTGCTGTATATAAATTCACCATTTGCATATCGCAAGTCAGGGTACTTGAGTGCCATACCGTTTGGCAAGACTAGCTGCTGTGGACCGACAGTTATTGGACCATAATGCGTTCCATATTCTCTAGGAGAAATCATACTAAACAACAAATCTTTCATACGTGCCCATAAGATAGGTATGTTCGTGTACATTCCTCTGTATTGCTGGACAATTTGTATGGCTGTGCTGTCTGTAACATCAACAGAAACTGCACCAGTTTTAAGAGTATCTTTGAACTTAATATGACCCATACCATATCCTAAACCTAATACTGCGGTTTTACCTACATATCTTTCTAGCGTATCCGCTTTTGACACGGGCTTGTTGTAAACTTGAGAAGCAAACTCACAATAAACATCGCGGTTATTTATAAAAGCGTCTAGTAAGTCAGCTTCTTTAGACAACCAAGCTAGCATACGAACTTCTATGTTGGACAAGTCAGCTATGAATAGTTTTTGGCCAACTGGAGCTTTAATTGCCGTACGAAGTTTAGATCCGCGAGGTAGGTTTTGTAGGTTGATTTTATCTGAACCACCAAACCTGCCTGTGTGCGCGGCATAATATCTGAGCGGTACACCGAAGCTGCCGTCAGGGTTGCACGAGTCAATAAACCTTTGTGCTCTAGTCTCATCAATACGTGATTTAACTACTTCACGGGCTTCCCACAACGTACGATGTTCTGGGTACATGTTGCACATTTGTAAGTAAGCAGGGTCATTTTTTCCAAACGCAGGTATTTGTTTACCTGTTGTTGGGCTTTTCTTTGTGGGTATGTTAATCCCTAGCTGCTCCAGGTGTGCACGAAACTTTTGTTGTGAAGCAAGAATTTCGCGTGTTACACCTGACGCATCTATTGCACTTACTGCTCGTTTTGCCATATCTTCTTTATATTGCAACAGCATAGGCTGGTCCAATTGAAGCTTTGGTTCTACGAACATTCGTGTAGTTAGGTCAATCAAGTCTAGTTCAGACTCTGGATACCCAACTATGTAGGACTGGAAGAGTGCGTACGTTAAATCTACATCCTGAATACAGTACGAACCTATTTGTTCGTCAAGCTCTGGGTCAAGGTCGCGTATGCCTTTGGCACTTGCTAACTCCTCTCCCTTTCGCATTGTATTGTCAGACGGAAACTCGCGTGTAACGCAGTCTTTCAGCCTAGCCGACATGTTAGGATATAAACCTCTGCTCATCGCAGCCGTATCATAATAATACGCAGGGTTATAACCGTAATGCCTTGTAAGAATGAAGGCATCAAACAAAGTGTTATGGCAAACTAAAGCGATATCGCTCCAATCTATTGCAGCTAAAACATCGTCTGTTTCATCTGCGCTGTACCATTCCGTAGCTTCGTCGTCTACTTTCAGTCCTACTCCCCAAACCTTAAAATCTTTGTGATTTATGTATTGTGCTGTGGACATTTTAGTCAGTGAAAATTGCACGTCATAATATGTCTCAAAGTCTAAATATAATTTTTTCATTTAAATAACCACCTTATAAATTTATTTATGTCTTGTTGTAAACTTTCTAACATTTCTGCTATTTCGTTAAGTTCTTTCTTCATGGTTGTATTCCTCCTTTGCTCTTTGTATAGTTTTATCTATTATCAACTCAGCATTTTCTGCATCTGGTGCAAGTTTGTAAGTAATACCAACAAAATAATCTAAACATACATGTAAAATATGCGTTATATCTAAATCTTTTGCTGCTTTAGATACAATGTCATCTAAATCTTCAAATAACTGGTCGTGAGCTAATTCTTGTGATGATTTTATAGGTTGACCATCCTTGTCTATTATTCTATTCATAGTTCCTCCTTGAACTTAATCATTGCTGTACACCATTCTTCGTATTCTGAACGCTTTGCACGTTCCCAACCTATTTGCTTACTGGTATACATAGTGTAAGCAGTGGATATGCGGACATATTTCCATTGGATATATGGTAAATCGTCGGGGTTATTGTATGTATAAGGGTGCAACGGGTTTCGTTTTACATATACATGTGATGGGGGCATTTAATTACTCCTTAATTAAATTTGACAAACATCCTTTTTGTCTTTATGACTATAGATATTACCTAATAATGGGTAATAACACAAATGGAGATATATTATGGCAACTTTTACAAGTGACATGGTAGCTGGAAATCAATC